AGAAGTTATTTTTAGTGCATCTCAATTTGCCGGAGTTATATCAGCAGGTACTGCAGATCCCTGGGGAGCCTTACTTAATCAACACGCTATTTGGAGTTCTGGAGGCGGAGTTAGTTTTGATAAATCTGCCACAGTAACATTTCCGTATACAGGATACTATCAGATAGATGCTAGTTCAGATGATGAGGGAGTTGTATACATAGATAATGTACGTGTAATTAATATTCCAAAAAATGGATATGGTTCTACAGCTACAACTTGGTTCTATGCAGAAGCAAATACCACTCACACAATCCGCATGACTGTTACTAACACCGGCGGACGCGAAGGTGCGGCTCTTGTTATGACCTATACAGCAAATGCAGGCCTTAACCTTAGCCCAGGCAGTTCAACAGAAATAATATTTGGTTCTGGAGGTTTATTCTCCAAGCGAAAAGATGCCTTTAATTTTGTGTATAAGCTTCGTGGCCTACCGGTTGATAAGTACCAGATTCAAGTACGCAGAACCAATGATGACGTAACCGAAAAAGACGAAGATGCAGATAATCGATACTACTCAAAGTGTATCTTATACGGAGTTATAGGATATAACAAATATGAATTAAACCCTAACGGTACTCTAAAGTTAGATTCTAACAATAAGCCAATACCTATTCGTGTTGTAAAGAATCCTCCAAACTGCTATTTAGCACGAACATTCTTACGGGTACAAAGTACTAACAAAGTAAATGGTAGCTTAGAAGGTGTAAATGCTTTAGTACAAACAATTGCACCAGATCTTAATAGAACCAATAATAAGTGGGACTTAGTAAAAGAAACAAATAATCCAGCAGCACTATTCCTATATGTATTAATGCACCCAGCAAATGCATACAGAGTAGCAGATAATATCACCGATGCTGCAAATTATGTAGATTTAAATGCGCTTGCAGAATGGTATAAATTCTGTCAGCCTATGAACTATGTTAATGGTACTTATGTGCAAGACACTACCAAACCTTGGTTGAGTTATAACGCAGTACTTACTAGTGTTGCTAGCGTTATGGATGTGTTAAAAGACATTTGCTCAGCAGGCATGGCAAGTCCTAACTATATTGATGGTAAGTGGACAGTAGTAATTGATAAACCACGTACTACAGTAGTTCAGCACTTTACTCCTCATAATAGCTGGGGATTTGAGTCTACAAAAATATTGCCACGCATACCAGATGCGTTCCGTATTACACTTGCAGATGAAGAAAAAGGCTATCAGGCTAACGAATACCGAGTATATAATGTTGGCAAAACAGAAGATAGCTCTGAACTATTTGAAGAACTTAGTTTACCTGGTGTAACTAATTTTGCACAAGCCAAGCATATTGCTCAGTGGCATATGGCACAGCTAAAGCTACGTCCTGAGATGTATTCTTTAAATGTTGACTTCGAATACTTAGTATGTAATCGAGGAGACCTTGTCAGAGTTAGTCATGATGTTCCACTATGGGGCAGTGGTACAGGGCGTATTAAGTCTTGTCAAACTGGCAGCGCTTCAATAGCTTTAACTGAAGAAATATATTTAGAAGCGGGTAAAACTTATAATATTCGAGTACGTACTAATACTGGTGCAAGTGTCTTGAAAACACTTGCTGCAATAACCGCCACAGGATATTACAGTACGATAACCCTCACACAGGTATTAACTAGTGGTGATAACATAAATGCAGATGACTTATTTATGCTAGGCGAAGTATCTAAAGAATCACAAGAGCTTATAGTTTTAAGTGTTGAGACTTCTAATAACATAACTGCAAAGTTAATGCTAGCTGATTATTCTCCACAAATCTATACTGCTGATCTTTCACAATATACTGCTTATAACGCAAATATTAATACTACTGCAAATTACCTAGTTAACTCTATTATTTCAGAAACTCCTACTATTGTTTCTGTTAATAGTGATAGTGCACTAAGTGAGCAAATTGCAAATGGTAGCTATACTAATACCGCAATACTTAGTTACACTAATGCATCACAACTTACTAAGAGTGCAGAACAAGTAGAGTTACAAGTAGTGGCTGGTGATGTAATGTTCAGTTCCAATTCTTCAGTATACTATGGTTCAAAAGACTCCTCAAGCGTAACTATTCAACAGCTTACCAGCGGCATCATCTATAAAGTACGTGCACGATATACTAATATTGCAGGTACAATAGTTGGCCCATGGTCAGAAACCTTTTGGTTTACTAATGGAGGTAAGGTTTCAAACTTCTATACTCCGCCAGCAGTAAATGTAGCCGTTGAAGGTGTTTATTTAGTAGCTACAGCAACGCAAGCAGGAGATCTTCCAAGTGACTTTAATACCTACGAATATAGGTTTATTAAGCGATCTGGTAGCTTAACTGATTTCTGGAACTTAGATGTTGCTGCCAATAATATTCAGGTTGTACAAAGTCGAACCAGTGGTCGTCAGTCTTTGTTAGCATTTGCTTCTCCAAGACTATCTGCTCTTGGTACGTCTTACCACGTAGCCTGCAGAGCTGTTGACAATACTGGCAGCTATAGTCCCGCCAGTGTTTTAACTTCTATTAGTATACGTACTATTTATTAAAGGATACTAAATGGCTGCACAATTATTCTCAGGAATTAGATGCGTACAATTACTACTAGATACGCCAACAGACCAAGCCACGGGAAGGGTCAGAGATGACCTTTCCGCGGTAAAAGTCTGGTACTCTACTACAAACAATTTCGATGTTGACACTCAAGGTATACTGGCTTTTAATGGATTAAGCTTATCTATAACTATTCCGGACTTAGATGCTGCTACTACCTACTATGTAAAGTATGCCTTTATATCTGCAATCGATTCATCGGTATATACTTTACATACACAATTATCCGCAACAGTATTAGAAGATTCGCCTCCACTTGATCAACTGGTAGGTACAATCAATCATGCTCAGTACAAAGATACATTCTTTATCATCAACATTGATGGAGTAGATGTAGACGTTGAACTTAGATTTGATAGAACTACGGGCGGCCCCGCCAGTTTAACATGGAATGGTCAATACATACAGTGTAGTCGACCATTTATTTCCCAAGAGCTAGGTATTAATAATATATCGGCTACTGAACCCGCAACTCCTTTTGCCAAACAAGTTTGGCTACACGTTACCTAAAATAACAATAAAAATGATTTCTATTATAACTCCTGTTTACCATAAATCTGTTCCCTACTTACAAGAAACTTATGAGTCTTTACTAAAACAAACCTACACCGATTGGGAGTGGGTTACTGTTTTAAATAATGGAGGCAGTATTCCACAAGAAATTGCAGAAGACTCACGAGTTAAGGTATTTGAGGTAGAAGATGACGATCCCGAACACAATAAGATTGGTCGTCTTAAAGGATTTGCTTGTGCCAAGGCCACAGGAGGTATTTTTGTAGAACTAGACTCTGATGATATTTTAGTCCCAGAAGCCCTACAGGAAATCTACTTGGCATTTCAAGACTCCAAAGTAGCAATGGTTTATTCTAACAGTGCTAGCTTTGTGCATGGTACATGGCATAGTCCTACATTTGGAATTGAGTATGGTTGGGAGTCCCGCCCATACTTTTACAAAGAGTACGAACTTAATGAGATGGTTGCCTGGCCGGTTAGTGCACATATGATGCGCTCTATCTTCTGGGCTCCTGATCATGTACGTGCCTGGAGAGCTGGGGCTTATCGTGCAATCGGTGGACATAATCCAGAGATTAAAACTGGCGATGATCATGACCTTTGCTGTCGACTATACATTCAATATGGACAACAAGGGTTCAAGCATATTGATAAATGTTTGTACTTGTATCGTCTCCATGGCGAGAACTCCTGTGTAACACACAATGCAGAAGTTTTAGTACAAAATAACCAAAACTACTTAGACTATAGTCGTAATATAATGGTCAGATGGGCAGACGACAATAATTTGCCTAAAGTTGATTTAGGTGGTCGTATTAATGCTTGGCCTGAATTTACAACAGTAGACCTCTTTGATGCTGATATAGTAGCGGACTTAAACGAGCCGTGGCCTTTTGCGGATAACAGCATTGGTATTATCCGTGCGTCACATCTTTTTGAACATTTAAAAGATCCCGTTCATACAATGAATGAGGCTTTCCGAGTTTTGGCTCCTGGTGGATGGTTGCTAATAGAAGTGCCTTCTACTGACGGACGCGGGGCTTTCCAAGACCCTACTCATGTTTCTTTCTGGAACGAAAATTCTATTTGGTACTATACCAATAGAAATTTTTCAAGATTCATTCCATCCTTTAAAGGGCGGTTTCAAAATAGTCGTACAGTAACCTATTTCCCCAGCGAGTTTGAACGTGTGCACAATATGGCAGTTGTTCAAGCAGATTTAATCGCAGTAAAAGGAGATTATGCTAGACGACCTGTTGGTGAGGTATTAATATAGTATGGCAGCAGTTTTAAAGATACGAAATGAAACTAATACAGGATGGTATACCCTAGGAGCTCAAGGGCCTCAGGGGCCTCAAGGGCCTCAAGGTTATCAAGGCCAGGTCGGCGCTCAAGGCCCTCAGGGTATTCAAGGCACTCAGGGTGCTCAAGGCGCTATAGGCCCACAAGGGCCAATGGGTCCACAAGGATCACAAGGTGCCACAGGCTCACAAGGCCCTATTGGACAGACAGGTGCTCAAGGTAACATAGGCCCACAAGGCTTTCAAGGTAATACAGGTGCTACTGGTGCAACAGGTGCTGTAGGGCCTCAAGGTGCACAAGGTATAATAGGTAACGCAGGTGCTCAAGGTGCTGCAGGTGCTAATGGTGCGCAAGGCCCACAAGGCTCGGTTGGCGCAACAGGTCCACAAGGAAATGCAGGCCCACAAGGTGTACAAGGTACAACAGGTGCTACAGGTGCTACAGGTGCCACAGGTGCACAAGGCTATCAAGGAGCAACTGGTAATACCGGTGCACAGGGTTCTACTGGTGCTACAGGTGCTACAGGCTCTACAGGTGCGCAAGGTGCGCAAGGTCAAACAGGAGCTACAGGTGCGCAAGGTGCAACAGGATCAGCAGGAGCACAAGGTGCTCAAGGCTCAGCTGGTTCAGTAGGTGCTACAGGTATTAACTATCGTGGATCGTGGTCTTCAAGCACTGCTTATGTAGCTAATGATGTTGTAGTTTATAACGGCACAACTTATATTTGTATTTTAGCCAACACAAACGTTGCCACTTCTAATACTAGTTATTGGAATGTTTTAGCACTACAAGGTGCACAAGGCTCAACAGGTGCTCAAGGCTCGACAGGCTCTACAGGTGCTCAAGGTGCCACAGGTGCTCAAGGTGCTACAGGTGCTCAAGGTTCTCAGGGTAATACAGGAGCAACAGGTGCTACAGGTGCTCAAGGTGCAACAGGTGCACAAGGTGCAACAGGTTTGCAAGGTGCTCAAGGTCAAACAGGTGCTACCGGTGCTCAAGGTTCACAGGGCAATACAGGTGCAACAGGTGCTCAAGGCTATCAAGGTCCTACAGGTAATGTAGGTGCTCAAGGCCCCACAGGTAACCAAGGTGCACAAGGTGCAACAGGTGCTCAAGGCGCAACAGGTTTACAAGGCTCACAAGGTAATACTGGTGCAACAGGTGCAACAGGTGCTCAAGGTGCTATGGGTGCTACTGGTCCTATGGGCTATCAGGGTGCTACTGGCCAGCAGGGTGCAACAGGACCCACAGGTTATCAAGGTTCCACAGGTGCTACAGGTCCAACAGGTGCTACAGGCCCTCAAGGTGCACAAGGACTTCAAGGAGCTCAAGGACCAACAGGTTATCAAGGTAATACAGGTGCAACAGGTGCAACAGGTCCAACAGGACCCACAGGTGCACAAGGTGCACAAGGTTTACTTGGCTCTACCTTAGCCAGTGCGGTTAGTGTACTTGCAGGAGGTTATTTCAATTATGGAAAAACAACTGCTAGTTCCACTACATCAGGATTCTACCTAGGTAATGAGGGCGGAGTTTCCAAATTCCATATCGGTGACGGCTCAAAGGCAATGTTCTGGGATGGTAGTAGCTTAAATGTTACCGGTGATATTATTGGTACAAGCAATATCAATGCTAATGCCGTATCATCGATTGGTATTGGAACCCTATCTACAAATTACACGTACACAGACTATAGTACTTATAGTGCTTCTAGTTACTATGTCTCAGTTCCTTTGAGTGGTTTGTATGGCAGAACTCTGCTAGAAACAACTATCACAACAACTGGCGGCCCCGTTTTAATAAATTGGCAGTTGCAGTTTGGTTTAACAGCTAGTAGTGCTACTATGAGTGCTTTGAATCATGTTATTGGATTATATGTAAATGGAGTTTTAGTAAACTCATTCTTAGGTTCTAGTATAACTAGTTCTGTTACTTATCCAAATTCAACAAATCCAAGTAATATTTCCTTTGTTACATCAACAACTCCAGGCGTTAACACAGTTGCATTTAAAGTTGTATCTGCTACTATAAATGGAAACTATCCGTCAGGTACAAATTCAATTACAAATCCAGCTATTACTTTATATGCTAATAGTGGGGCATTAAACGCTACTTATATTTATGCAACGGTACTAAAACGATGAATACCTATCTTAAAATTGACGCAAATGGATTCGCTATTCAAGTCTCTTATAGCGAAAATTCGCCAGAAGGTAATTGGATTGAAGACAATGATTACCCGATAATGGGTCGTTCTGGTTACAAATACAAGCCACTAACTAAAGAATGGATTACTGATTCTGACGAAGAGTTACGTAATGTGGAAGAGATAAAAGTTAAAGCAACCAGATTAGATTTACTAGCAAAAAGTGATTGGACTCAACTACCCGATAATCCCCTAACTGTAGAAAAACGAGCAGAATGGGCAACTTATCGCCAAGCATTACGAGATATTACCAGTCAAACTGGCTACCCACTAAATGTTATATGGCCAGCACAGCCTGATTCAAGCCCCACAACTTGATCAAACCAGCAAAATATATACCCTGTCCAATCTTTGGGCAGGGTATTTTTTTGCATTGACAACACCCCGCCCTTGTGGTATAATATACCAAAATGTCAGAACATTTCAATATTTTTTCTTGACAAGCTTTTACCCCAATCTAAAGGGCAGACTTCCCGTTTGGATTATAATCAATTATATAACCACTGCTAATAAGGAGATCTGATTATGGTGGAGATTAACGACCACAGCCTCATTCAGACAGTTTCACTAGTTGCGTTAGCAGTAGTTGCTTTCTCAGTTGGAATACAGAAACTGCTAAGAGACTGGAAAAGTACTCACGCGGAAACTAGCGTTATTACTTTAATGCACACAGAACTAGAGCGTATGAGCGAACAAAATGGTTTACTCAGCAAAGAGTTAAATCGCCTACAACAAGAAATGATTGTTTTAAATACACAATTATCACAGTTGTGTGTAGAAAATCAGCGCTTACAGACCGAAGTTGTAGCACTTACAGATGAAGTAAGTAAACTCAGAATGTCAGATGCTGTAGCAGCAAACAAGAAAGTTAAGGTGGCCTAATGCAACCAGCAAAAATTAACTATAAAATATACCAAGGTAGCAC